CCAACAGGGGTTTGTTATTAGACAAATCAAACTTCATTACCCCTTGCATCTGACCCTTAATAACATCCATCCACTTGTCACGATCTTCAATTAGTTTCCGGGTCATTTTGGTTAGATCGTCTGGTTTGTCCCAAGTAAGCGCACCGGTTTCGGGAGTGCCCCCAGAATTGTTAACAATGGGCACAGTACCAGAAGCCATAGCTTCAACCGCAATAATGCCAAAGTGCTCTTTGCTGGACGGAGCGAGCGATTGATATCCTGTAGCCGCCCACAAAAACTGAGATCTTCGCATTTCATCCATGTATTGCTCTCTTGACAAATCATGGACAAATTCTATTCGCTGATCATCTCCGGCCAAGGCTCTCATTTCATTGTAATAAGCTCTGTCCTGAATACTGCCAACCAATTTTAATTTCCAGTCTTCTAAAAACAGGTTTTGAAAAGACTTGATAAGCACTTCATGGCCTTTGTTGTTCCCCCCTGGTACCCGGAAGAATCTGCCAACCGATATAATTTGAGGGTATTTCTGGACTTCTGTAGTGGTCATGGCCTGTACCGGCAATGGGGGATACACAACATCACTATCCCGACCCCAGTATCGCTTTACCCATTTAGCAGTATATTCGCTAATAGAGATGATTGTATCGTAGCCGGACACGTCCCAATCCTTGTGTTGGGGGAACATCACTACCAGAATATTCCGGCGACAAATCGGGGGCAAGATGCGACCATGGCTGATATTGATAAAAACATCAAAATTACGGATCCAACCCATATCGGTGCCAATTGGCTTCCACTTATAGTTTGCTTCCGGCAATCCATAACGACCGGGATGGTCGAAATTGGGATATATATAATTATTGACAATTGGGATTACATCATAGTGCTGACTTAGGATGTGTAGATACCCCAATGTTAAAAATTCTCCGCCGCCATACTGGTCGTTTGGGGCAATCCCGGAACTACCAACGTGATCGCAATATACCGCTACTCGCATTTGGGAACCTTTCTAACTACGTGCTTTCTGTTTGTGATTTGACCTGCCTGAAAATTAGATCCCGGCATTTCTAGGTATAACGACTCTCGATCCGCCCTGCGTTCAGGATCTAGCCAACCATAATGATCAACCGGCAAGCTAACATCAATAATTTCTCCCCCATCGGGATAATGCAATCCCCGGGTTGTCATCAATTCAGGGTATTCATGTACCTGCCCCTGCCATCTCCAAGCTGATCCCCCATTCGGAAGCAATATATTCTTAAATAGTCTGGGGTGCGTTTCCCATCCCCCATGGCGTGCTGAGTAAGTGTCTACATCTGGATATAAATTAACCTGCCTGACCCGGACACAAACAACCTCTTTGGGAAATGTTGGGATAAGTTGGGTTATTTGCTCCCATTCTCTGGGAAATCGCTCATCGGAATCGAGCCTAACCCACCACCAATCTCCTTCATCGACAAAAACATTTTGTGATAAGTTCTCTAAATTAGCCATCTCATTATTAGCAAACTGACGTTGTTTAGAGAAATGGTTATCCCACTCCTGCCTTATCAGCGTATACGGGATTGGACAATGATTCTGAATAATGTCTACCGTACCATCGACCGATCCGCCATCAACAATAATCAACCTGTCTGCCCAATAAATACTATGTAGAGCGCGGCCGATATTATCTTCGTCATTTAACACGATCATGCATACGGCTATATTCATAATTCATACCAATCCTTGATTCGCTTGGCGACTTCTATTTGCGAAAATTTTTCAAGAGCACGCTTGCGACTTGCCTCAGAATTGGCTTTCCAATCATATGTAATATTATTTGGATCTGAATAGGTAGCAAGCATATAAGCCAATCCCCCCCAATCACGCGGAGCTATTACGGGAGTGTCTCTGGGAATAATGGTTTGCACAACTGGACTTGAATACGTAATAATGGGCAAACCGCAGGCCATAGCTTCTATATAAACTTGCCCAAACTGTTCAACCCATTGCCCAAAAGGATCATGATCATTAAGCAAAGGAAGAGTTGGTAAGCAAAATACACTGGCCTGTTGGTACCATTGGGGTAAATATTTTCGGTCAACATGACCAAGAAAATTAAATTTTCCGGGCGCATAGTGATTTGCCAACGATTCGTAAATCGGATCCCCCTCACCAATAACATTAACGTGTATATCATCGGTTACGCTGACCGCCCAAATTAAATCTAAAATGCCTTTTTCTTGGGTCAATCGACCCACAAATAAAACAACGTTGTTTTTTGGCGGAGTTGGGGCGGGCTGAAAAAAGTCCGTATCAACCGCCCCCGGAATATAAAAGATTTTATTGAAATCTATTTCATGCATACGAATATCAGTATACAAGGCCAATCCACTTCTAGCCGTTACCTTCCACGCTTTACGCAATGTCTCAAGTGCAACAGGATTTAGACTAACTTTCCCCGGTAGATTCTCCCAGGTTACCACAACGGTTTTTTCAAACCGATCAACAAAATATCTGCTAAAATCATAAAAGGCATCAGGGACATCGATGACATCAGGATCATGGTGAAATACTTCATACAACTCAGAGTAACAAACCGGTGTAGCTAACGGGTACATTTCCATTATTTGATCCCATGGGGCTTTGCGCGTACCACACAAAAGCAGGTCTACTCCCAGTTTGGTCAGCCCATAGTAATTGCCGATATCATGTAAGTTAAGATGCTTATCGCGAACTAAGGCCAATTTAGTCATCGCCATTACCTTCCCTTAAATCCGAGAATTGAATTTCTTCGAATAAAGACTTGTACCCTATGTCTTTAAGAATTTTGGTTACATATTCACGTGTTGCGGGGTGCAACTTGATCTTCGGAACACTTTTTCTAAGCCACTTTGACATATCATCGGTATTGCTATACACCCTGCTTGCCCCAATCCAATCAGCAATCATTTCCAAAGCGTACTCTTCTGGCATCATAACTGTTCCCTGAAAAGTATTTGCCCCCTTTAGTTCAAAGTTGTCTGGGAAAACCCAATGTTGCCAGTGATGGGGGTTGTAGTGAATGTGATGTAACCATGCCGGAGCAAACAAATTAGGCGCGCCACCCCCGAAAAAGTGCAAGGCATATGGAACAAATTCCTCTTCTGACCACTTACTCAGGTCATGTATCATTAACAAATGGGGAGAAACACCTAATTCTTTCCCGGCCTCTTGGACCGATTTTATATGCTTTTGCAGGGCATCTTGATATTGTTTTCGTAAATCATCACCCAAATCATAGTATTTCACCGTAACACGTAATCCCCTCTAGGCAACCTGATCGCCCTGGCCTCATGAGTATGATGATAAAAATTACTGAGCGCGCTTACCGCGATCTGGAATCCACCCAACCAAACTTTGGCGCAATAATTTCTATCAGACGCATCATATTGTTCCCCCCGCTTGGATGGCAGTAGGCCAATCTTTCGTATAACATCCGGCCTGATCGCCATTGCCGCCCCGGTTACCCATGGCACATAGCGATCTTGATGAAATCGCATCCATGGCTTATTAATGTCAAAGTGATAACCGGCATCATATCCCCCGGCATGCTGCAGCGTGCCATCTGGGTTAAGCAAAGTGCATCCCGTTATACCGGCATCCATCTTTTTAACGGTAGAAATTAATTCGATTGCCCACCTGTGAATCGGAATAGTATCCGAATTAAGCAAAAGAATTAATTCGAGATTTTGACTATTTTTCATCCAATAGTCGATCCCGGCATTACATGCACCGGTAAAATATCCTTTACTTTCCAGGGCCAACGTGTCTATACCAGAATCGATAAGCCATTCTCTGGTGCCGTCCGTAGATAGATCGTCAACCACAAGGGCGGAGTACGAATACCCCGCCCAAGTGGTTACTAGGCCCGTGAAAAGTTGTTCCAAAAATCGCCTATCATTGTAACTTGGAACAACTAGGCCAATCATTACTTATCCGCCGTTTCTGGCAAAAGTTCGAGAATTGTTTCCACAACTCGTTTCGGCCCCGTAGCTTTCTGAGCTAGATACCATGCATATACAACCGGCCATGCGGCGATCACGATAGCCCACAAGCCACGTTCATCAAACATCTCCGCGACCGGGGTAAGGAAAGCAACCACATAACCCAAACCAATTGCTCCCGCCGCGGCGATAAGATCAAGTACCGGTTGGCGAAGCTTTTCTTTATCATCCCCACTCAGAAAACCCAACCCGGAAATAAACTCCACAACCCGGTTGGCGAAAAGTCCCACTACCGCAGTAAGGAATATCGCCAACCACTGGACTCCCTCAACCGCCGTAGGCGGGGCTTCCGGGGGTACATCCTGAGCAAAAGCGACTCCGGTCATTAAACCAAACGCCAATATAAGTAACCCTAACATAAGAAAGATCTTGAGTTTCATTGTTTACTCCTATTCTCCCCATCTCTTGCCGGTCATCACCTGTCCGGCCAATTCAAGATATTCTTCTGCCATCCTACGATAATCGTAGTTGGCCGTAGACGCGTGACAATCACGCGGTCTAATCCCATTTATTTGTTTGTATGCCATAGCAATCGCTTGGGGCGAATCAACCAAAAACCCATTGATATTTGGCCTGATATACTCCGGTAAACACCCGTTGGGAGTAGCGATAACCGGGATACCGCATGTTAATGCTTCCAGGGCAATAATCGCACCTGCTTCAATCCATCCGGCTCCGCCCACGGGATGTACCAACGCGCCCGCATTTTGAATTACTTTTAGCTTTTGCTCTCCGGCGACTTCGTTAATCATCGTAACGAAATCCAACCCTGCCAATACGTCTAATGTGGGCCAATATTCCGCCTGCCAACGTGGACCGGCGATAATGACCCGAACATTATCACCCCCTTGCCGTAGAATCTGAGCAGCTTCCGCTACCCAGTGAACACGCTTTTCTTGAATTAAGCTGCCTATGTAAAGCATGTAATTTTTTCTAACATCGCTCAAATTCGGCGGATAGGCATCGCGATCTATGCCGTAGTATATCACAGGTCCATCGATTCCGATATAGTCTCTTTGAGCCTTAGAGATGTAAACAGGGTTAACCGGCCAGCCAACCGTCATAACCTGATAAACATTGATCTGAGGCAACTCGGGCCAACGGCGGCCAATCTGCTTATCATGAGAGAAGTCGATAACGATGTCATAATCGTCAATCGAGTCTTCTACCAACTTGGGGAATGCCGCTTCGTCATCAGCAGTAAATTTTGCTTCTGGGGATCCAGGGGCGGCAACCAAATCAACCTGAATCGACCAGTCTGACGTTAGCCCCTCTTGCATTTCCAAGATCCCACGCCTGAGCCAATCAACTTCCCTTTCCATCCCCCCGTAACCTTCTGGGGGTGTTCTTATCGCGGCCGTACTAACAAGTAATATTTTCACTAGCTCAATTCTCCTGCCAAAATTTCTTTCCCCTTTTTGCTTATTGTCGATACACCATTTGGATAAGCCAAAAACAACCAATTTTCCCGGAAAACTGAAAATATCTTAAAATCACCATTAATCCAATACAAGTATTTTAACTTTTGCTGTTTTATCGATAATTCCTTGGTAAGATTCATCGCTTCAATCGCGGTCATTGCAAATACTCCCACTTAAAATGACACAACGCTGGCTTAACTATATCGCATACACCGGGATCATTGGAAACTCCAGCAAATTCGGCCAATCGCATAATGTGGTGCGGCGGAGTTTTCAATATCTGCCTGTAAGACACGGTAAGGATAGGACCATTGAATTTATTGGCGGCCCGGTCAACCGCAGCTATGTACTTGGTTACCGTTTCCGTTGACTCAAACGGCAATAGCCTTAGTCTTCTTGTTAAACTGGCAACAGATTCTTCCGCCGCCCGCCTCACAACTATTATCCGTATATCACCATCATACTTCCTGATTAGAGGTATAATATCCTGAAAAACAAATGAAGTTCCGATATTTTTGTAACCCCATGAATCACGTTTAGCCCGCCCTTTGATTAATACTTCATAGCGATCATGATATTCGGAAAAATCATATGGAGTAGGATAAAGCCAAGATCCCCCCAACATTTCTTTATGGAGATCGCTAAATTCCTTGTCTTCAAAAGAATTTCCTATTTCATCCCCCGCCGTGGGATTCATGTAGACTCCAAGATTATGAAGCAAAGAAGCAACTAACGATGCTCCGCTTCTGGGGTGACCAAGGACAAGTATACAAGTCATTCCGACGCCTTTCGTTTTAGGAATAATCCGGTTACGCAATCATGCTGATCGCCATGGACATCTACCCTTCGATCATGGTAGCATTCTATCTCTATAAACCCTACCTTGGTTAACAAAGAAACAATGTCTTGTACGGTAAAAAAGTGGCGATGGTCGGGGTTAAAATAGGCCCGGCCATAAGGAACGCTAATTATCACAAAACCCGTATCCATAGCCCTAAACATATTGCGAATAGCAGACAGGGGGGCGATAACGTGTTCCAACGTGTGGAAGGAAACAATTGTATCAAAAGCCTTAACATAATTTAGATGGCAAATATCTTCTTTTGAAAAAGACATCTTGCTTGTTTTTTCGGGGAATTTGCTATCATCTATATCTATTCCCAAAACACTATCCACCTTTGGAGATTCGGCTATAATTCTGGTTATATAACCGGCCCCACAACCCCAATCGGATACACGTCCCTGAATGTACTGCCTGTACTGGGTAAGAATTACTCCATTTATATGACCTCTCCAATATTCCAAATCCATCATATGAGCACGCACCCGTAACCCGTTACATGCAATTCGGGCATATAAACTTTTTTTCTTTGCAGGCTACCCCACCATCGAGACATATCTGACGATATATCGATATCATCAATACAAACTATTGACGGTGAACAACATACCCTTTCTACTTCCGCAAGTTCAACTCGCACGTGCTCAAACTCATGTACTGTGTCAAGATGCACTATGGCCGCATCCATACTTCCGGTTGGGAGTGTTGCCAGATATTTAATGCTATCGGAATTAACCAGTCTGACATCACCAAGATTCGTTCTGGGGTGAATTTGCGTTAAATCGATATCTACCCCCACAATTTTAGTGGCGGGATGCGCCGCCAAACACATATGATGCAATGAAATACCCTTATATACACCCAACTCTAATATATGAATAGGGTTGAAATTCTTAACCAAAAAGTATAGAAATTTGTAGTATTTTTCATAGGCTTCTGGCAGATCAATAAAATCTTTTCTTTTTCTCATTGCCTGCGATCTTGATCGATGTACAAGTTCTTTCATGGGCTTTTCGCGATATAGATACTTTCGTTTTCTAGGTTAACATATAAAATCCACTCGCCGCATTCGATTCGGGTAGTCTTTTTAGGTTGGCCGGTTGTGCGGGCAACCGACCAAGCAGACGTATCGCGACCAGTATGTTCACCGACTATCGCCCTGGCCGTCCTCTCCAATTTCGATATCATCTAAAAGATTCAACCCCTTTCCCGTTGGCCGATATCCCCTTGTAGTCATTTCATCCCCCCCTACCGTTGTTATTCTTACCGAACATGGCTCAATTAATCCGTCATCTATTAATTCCCTGATCCATTCGCGTAATTTTCCAAACCTGTGACTATTTCTTTTCCAACCCAATGCCCTGAGCATTTGGCTAGTAGTCATTCCCCCTGGCGATTCGGGGGATTCTCTCTTTGCTTCTTCCAGAAGCCGGAGAATTTCTTGACCATCAATCCCATGTTGCCGCTCGTATCTTTCGACTCTATCTTCCAAGGTTCGACTCCCGGCGACCATCTGTAATACGATTCTACGTCATAGATGCTATCGCCTATTAATAACGCAACGCTGCCAATTGGCAACTGCTTACCCCGGCCTATCTTGTGGCCGAATTCCGTACTTAATTGCCAAGATGGTAATGATATAACGCGTATTTTGAAGTTATCGTAGCTATCGCCTTTTTGATGCACATGAGCGCGAAAAGCGACATCTGGCGGCTTTTCTCCCCTCTCGAAGTAATTCAACCCCAGATCCGCAGCTTGGTTGTTAACCGGATTCGCTTTGGTCCATTCTCTCCCAGATCCACTCCCGTGATGCAAATAATCAGATATTATGCTGTTAATATCTAACTGCAAGTGGTACCACGAATACACTCCTTCCCTTGGCCCCACGGCCCCGAAATTTTGGGCGATAGCCTCTTCCATTAATCCTTCATCCCCCACGTGAGTCGCCGTCCCTCTCACGAAAAACATGTGATCTGGATTCCTCTTGTATCCTTCTTGCAACGCCTCTTCCGCCGCTTTTCCCTGAGTGTTAAGATTAGTAGTCCATAGCTGAGTCCGCTTGTGATGCAACCCTTCAATCAGATCACCCAACAGCACCATAATAAATCGCGGTTGCGTTTCTGGAGCAGCTAACAATTCGTCTATCATGTCCCAGTAAGCAAGATAATTAACCCATAGCCAACCTTGCAACTTGCTTTGTCGATAAGTACCGCCCTCATTCATCGTTACCGCGGGCGGGCATAGAGCAGTTGTTCCCCCGGCGTGCAAATCGGAAACTACCGCCACAACTGTATCATAGGCAAACGGGAAAAACTTGTTTCTCACAATTGCACCGTGGGGATACCCTGACCCCCATAACCATCATTATCCCAAACCTGTCGCCTGATGGCTTTACAATTCCGACAAACTTCTCTTGTCCATGTGCGAAATTTATATCCGGATCCAAAGGGGGCATCTGTGGAATTGGTTATCTCCATATCAACCCAATCATGCTCCAAACCTTGTCCTGGACACAATGGCATCCCTGCGTGATCAGAGGATACGGATTCGTTAATTAACTTGCTTGTTTTAAACGTCATCTTCTTTTCTCCAAAAAACACCCCAACCTTTTCCATCTGGGGCATTTTCTTCACAGGACGTTAACCCTGTTTCGATTTTATGCTTTTTGCGATAATCATCGGTTGCCTGTGTTGCTTGTCGTAAAGCATAATAATCATCAATTATGATATACCCCCCCACGGCCAATTTGGGATATAAATGCTCTAAACAAACCCAGGTAGAGCCGTACATATCCCCATCTAGCCGTAACAAGGCAAGCTGCTCTACCGGAGCCGAGGGGATAGTATCTTCAAACCAACCCTCAAGAAATTTAACCGACGAATCTAATAGCCCATATTTCTTGAAATTTTCTTGTACCTCTGATAAAGAAACAGAAAGCTTAGGGTCTTCCCAGATTTTGATTTTGAAGCGATCTTTAGGCCACTTTTCCAAATTCGGCTCCGGCAAACCCTCAAAAGAATCAGCTACCCACAAGTTTCTATTCCTGCAATCGGCGGCCACCAAACAGGCTTTCATAAGTATAGATGCTCCGCCCCGCCAAACTCCACACTCCATAAAATCACCGGGAACACCGGCATCAAAAATTCGTTGGGATAGTTTTACTACGTTATGCAACCTTGCCATGCCAGTCATGGCATGCGCTTTGCGAGGGTGATATCTCCCAAACCATTTATCCTGTTCTGTTCTAATTTGCATCTCATCTGGATCGGGATAGACGTAATCACACAAACAAGCCATAACCAAGTTAAGATAATGGTTAACTAAGTTTTGACTCATTACCAACCTCTTTTGATGCACTCGATAACGTATCCGGCATCTTCATAGGTCATCATATTATGGATAGGGATACTAACATAAGTTTTTTCATAACGGTCTAAATTCGGCAAGTCACTACGGCGACCACCAAAAACCCCATAGACATCATTGCGACGATGGACAACCCCCGCCCCTACCCCACGATCTTTCATGGCGGCAATAAAATCATCTCTGTTTTCTACGTGGATGGAAAACAACCAATATGCACTATCGTAACCGGGATCATTCTTAAACGGGGTTACCCCCGACACGCCTCTTAACTTGTTTTCATACATCTTGGCGATTCGTTGGCGTTGTTTTACAAGTTCTACAAAATCTTCCAAGTTCCCCAAACCAATCGCGGCCGCCACATCGTTAGGTTGGTATTTGTATCCAACCCTGTCTATATCACGATGATTGTAGTATCCATCTGGGGCAAGCTCCCGATGCTGGCGATCAATGGCAAACCAACGCAACCGCTTGGCCTCTTCCGCATCACCCGGAAACCTGCAACCAAGCAAACCGCCGTCAACCATAGTGACAGTTTTAATGGCCTGAAAACTGGTCATAAAAAAATCAGACCATCTAGCTATAGGATAGCCATTAAGATAAGCTCCCTGAGCATGCGCCCCATCCTGGATAATCGCAATATGTTTGTCCAGTTTAGGTCCAATTTGATTTATGGATTCCATATCACAGGGATATCCGCCCCAATGGGTAACCAGAATAGCTTTGGTTTGCTCAGTTATTCGCCTCTCGATATCAGCCGGATCCACATTGCCGGTTTGATAATCGATATCTGCGAAAATCGGAGTAGCCCCACACATCAAAATGGGGTGATTGGTTGCGGTACATGTCATCGCCGTAGTAATCACTTCATCGCCGGGATGTACTCCAGCCAAGATTAATGCCAAATGCAAGGCCGCGGTACCGGAGTTTGTTAAAACCGGGTAACTGACCCCTAACACATCTCCAACTTTCCTTTCAAACTCTTCTGAAACTGGCCCTTCCCCAATCCAGCCCGATTGAAGCACTTTTATAGCATTGGCTATCGCCTTTTGATTGACATATGGCTTAAATAGCGGAACTTGCCGCGACTTGATCATGTCTTTTATCTCCTGGTTATCACGGTCATACTAGGCCACGGCTCTATTACATGAAATTGCCAATTATCCCAAACCCAGTTTTGAAATGCTTCTTTGATGGGAGTAAGCCGGTTTTGCTCAATCCAAACCTCATGATCCCGCTCTTCCGATCCCCCTTCGAAAATCATAAATCCCTTTTCGCTCATTTTTGGAGCAAATCTATTCATGATCCATTCAAAGGTTTCCGCCGTATTATTTAGGTCAACCATTAAAAAATCAATATCATCCAAATCTGGGGGGTTGATAAGTACATCCAATGTGGTAAGCGTAATCAGATCATTCATACCACACGCTTCAATCCTGGCCGCAACCTGATCCCTCAAACCCGGCAAATGCCCCGGCCATCGATCAAAAGATTCTAGCATTGCAGGCAGGTCGTTATCTCTGAGTGCTCCGCCAATAAACAAGGTAGAATAGCCATGAAGTACCCCGAACTCCACACAACGTTGAGGCTTGTAGGCTCTTACGTAGCCATAAATCAGCCAACCCAGACTGTTCTTTACAAATGAAGATTCTGTTCTTTGAACCTCAATCGCCCAATTGACTAAATATTGTTGATGCTCCATTCTTCATTCCCCGGCCCTTTATCGGCCAATTCGTAAATCTGAGGGTGTTCCATATCAATACTGGCTGCAAACCGATTAAGTTTGTCTTCCGACCACCATGCTAATTCAAACATGGTTGGAATTTCCTTACCATGCTCTGCCTGCAACTCGTTATAATGATCAACACCTTGCCACTTGGCGCGACCAACCCAATACCATTTTGCTTCAAGTAGCAATCGATTCCGGGCATTGTAGGCCGATCTAAAATTACTCCAATCGCCATAAGGCGTATGGCTCTTCTGGACACTGATTAACCCGTACTTCACCACCTGAAAACCCAGATGCTTAACCTCTTCTCCGAAATCCAGATCATTCCAACCGGTAAAAATAAAGTCGGGATCAAACTTAGCCCCGACTGATTTGCGATACATTGCACAGGTATTGTCTTCCAGGTACCACACGTAAGGTTGGTTAGCTCCCCGCGGTTCACTTGAGCGATGGGGGCAGGCTATACCAACTTGAGGGTATCTGTCCAAAAATGTAGCCAACACATGCGCCGTATCAGGGTAGATGATTGTATCATCTATATCCGTAAACCATACATAATCCCCATCGGCCTCTTCAATCATCCTGTTGAGGACAACAGGCTCATGATCATATCCGCGAACGGCAATCGCTTCTATGCCGCAAAAATCCGATATTTTTGAGGCATGTAATTGAGCAAAACCATCTCCCCAGTCGGCCACAACCGCAACAACTTTTCCTGTCATTATAATGCCTTACCCCCATGCCTATGCGGGCGAGTTTTGTTGTATTCCATTTTAGCTACAATTGCCCCCGGTACCCCCCACCCATGCTTTGCACTAGCATCCAAAATCCTGATAACAGCATCAGCCAATTCTTCTTCAATTTGAGTAAAACCAGGAATCTTCTCGCTAGGGGGATTATGTTTCCTGAAAGCCTCTAATGCTTCTGATAATTCAGAATGAATTAAGGCGATAATATCACCAAACGAGCGCGGCTCATCCCACCATCCTTTTTCGTAAGCTGTCTGGTAAATATCGTATGAAGTTAAACCCAGAATTCTTTCAATTTGGCTTACATAGGGCGGTATTTTGATTTCAGAATCGCCCGGATACTCCGGCCACTCATTTTCTAGCATTTCTGGTATTTTTGGCATGCCCCAATGGACTCCCCATTAATTGATGCGCCTTATCTAATTCAACTTGCCTTACGTGAAACCACGCGGCCGCAGTACCAAGCACAAGCATAACCAAAACCCAATCTATCATCCCTAAGATCCCGATTAGCCCATGTTGTTTAACTGCTATGCAAACTTCGATAGCAATAATGAGATTGACAAAAGAAAATGTTGTCTTTATAGCCAAGTTAAGCAAGCCCCGACTAAGAAAGTAAGATTTACCGACCATCTCTCAACCTTAATGCCTTTTCATATAATCGCATATCCCTACTATGATAGTCACGAATCTTACTTCGCTCAACGGTACCGATAGAGTCGCTTGGGTTTTTTAGGGTATGATAGTGCTCCAAATTCCCCCCATAACCCAATTCGCCATTAAAGAAGTTCTTGGAAAGCCAATCAAGATCTTCCCGATAGTGCTCCAAGATTCCAACAAAATCAAACCTTTCCAGCCCAAACCCTTCGTAATACCGGCTATATAGATTGCGAATTCTGGGATGCAAAGCGAACTCCATCAAACTCCACTCTTCATCTACCACCTGTTGTTGTAGCGAGCCTGAGTTATTGTACACTAATCCCAGAAAGTTGTAATGCGAAATAACCCGGTCAACCGGATCCCGCATCCACGTTATGAAAGTAATATTGTACTTTCCTTTTAACGGGAGATATGGAGCGGGGAGAAGATGGCCGAAAATAACTTCATAATTTCTTAAATGCCTATCTTCGAGAGCCTTAGTCGCCGGATCTATCATGGCATAAGCGGCGGCGGAAATCGATAATACCTTATCACCCATAATTTTCCGCAACGCCCTCTTAAAGCTATTTCCAGCCGATTTAGGAACGTGACAAACTACGATCATGGAGTTATGTCGTACTTGGCCGCCTCTTCCAATCCCCACTTATTCAGAAAATACTTGCCGTTTTGGTGGTTTTCCAAAAACTGATGACGCCAAGAGCCGGTTTCAGCATCGTCAATATGACAGGTCACCCCATCAACCATGATATTACAACATCCATCCTTGTGAAGCCGGATCCCCAAATCCAAATCGGCAAACCCCATTGCCCCATCGTAATTTTCGTCAATGCCGCCGACTTTCAAAAAATCCTTTTTCCACAACGACAATCCGGCAAAAGATACCCAATGGGTTTTTTCTTCCGGGCTAACGTCCAGGGGAAAAGGATTTTGGAAATGATGAGGCTCCGCCGCATCGCTATAATGCGGAAGTACTACAGGACGAATGTCTTCAAGTAACGCGTGAATAGTTCTAAGAATAATCAATGTATGCCGATCAAAGATCAGATCGTCATCCAACATCCAAATAACAGGGTTTTTCGCTATGTCAACAGCCCGGTTTTTGAGACTATAAAGCTGTGGCCCTTCGCCGCGCTGATGATATTCGTAAACAATTTCAAACGGCCATAATTCGGGGGAATGAAATTTAATGGGATCTGTTACGCTTCCGTCATCCATAATGATGACTTCCAAATCATCCCAGTTGATATGCTGTTGCGCTCTAAGATGCTCCAACATAGCTTGCAAGGACTTGGGACGATTGTACGTGGTGACAACTACGCTAACTTTGGGGTATTGCATTCATCAACTCCTGTATTGGACAATCTTCGCTATGTCTTGGGTGAAAAGCATTACAAGATTTGCAAGCAAGGCCGATAAATTGACCCTCTTTATTACCAATCCCCAACCCAAATTCAAGGCTAAAATACTTCCTAAAACCCTCTGGAATACTTTTTATAGCCGTTTTGGATTCCTTGTTTTCCCTAATAAGAAATAAAACATGTTCCGTTATAATCTCCTTTTCGTCTTCCGGTAATTCGTCATAGATATCAAGAATGCTAACCATCAACAACACCTTTCTTTAATCTCATCGAACCGGGGATAACATGGCCGTTGTCATTCCGGGCTAAAGTAATCCATCCCTTCATTTCAAATCGCTTTAATGTAGCTGCAACTGAAGTTTTAGACACACCCCATCCTTCGCTAACCTCATCATATGATGGAGCGCGCCCTTCATTTTCCTGGAAAAATTCTACCAACCAATTATAACGTTTTTCGTAATCAACATAGGTTAATCTTCCCCCACGCCTATTCGCTTGTAACTTTTTCATCCTTTTTCGCTTTCTCTACATAGGTCTGCACTTGATTAATCTGTGGCCCATTCTCTACATCATCAAACGGGAACCAAGCATATTCTTGATTTGCCTTTGGGTAGCCCAAGAAAGCCGCAGTTGCTACAAAATCAGCCTCTTTGATAAATAACAATATACGCCCATCGTTATCCTGTAATGCTTCATCCCCTTCTTCCAGGGGAACTATCATTTTTCTAAAAAGGACGGCCATGCCTAAACTCCCAATAAGCGTATACATAAGGATGTTTTATATGGTCAAACAACTCATGTGTTAGCTCAGTAAACATATAATCCAGAAGCTTAGTGGCGTAACTTGGCCGCCAGTTTACCGCTTCTGGATCTAAATATGAATCAGCTATCCTTCTGGCCTCTTCGAAAGATGTTGCGAAATCACAAAAATAATTATGCCGGAATAAATACCATAACGTGGCTGCCTGCTGAGTATGGGCTTGTCGTCGTTTTTTGGCTACGCTTCCATCCTGATTGAATAATTTACCTAAGCCGTCTTTTAATTCTATGAGGCATGCATGATAAGGGGGTACCGGTACCAATATGGTCACATCTGGATACCCAGGAGATTTTTGAACTGCGGTTTGTCGTTTGGTATAGCCCCCCAGATCCGACCGAAATACCGCCCGGGGGTATTGAGCTATCAAATATTCCGCAAAGTTCTCATGTAAAGTTTGTTCGGTCAATTAATGCCCCAATCGCCTCTTTAGTCATCTTCCACAAATCCGGCTTAGGATGTTCTAGCGGTTTGCCAGTGGCAATAGGAATCATCTCACTCCCATCACTCGCTACGGCCCCCTGTACCCAAGTTGCGTTACCTTCCCAATATCTGTTGCACTCATCGCAACGAACATTGTACATATTCCCAGGTCGGTTGTTTTCGTGCCCGCAGGATTTACAAATCCAGACCATTCAAATAATCCTCAATCTGTTTTCTGGTAATTTCAGCATGAGTCTTAGCAATCTGGTAACTAATTCCCTTGGCTTCGCTAATTATAACAGGCATAGGTACATTTATTAAGCACATCGCTCTAATGGTTTCGTAAAAAACGGGTAAATAACCCCAATCAACCATTTTATCTTCCGCAACTTCTTGTTGCATTTTTTGCAGATCTCCAACAGGATCGAATGGCCCATCCCAATTATAGCTCATTTGTTCTTTCCATAACAAGGATTATAACAGAAACCTTTACACGTGTCAACCTTAACACTCTTAATCTTCTTCGTCGTCATCCCCGCCGTTATCATCATTATCGCTATCATCCTGGCCGTCGCCACCTATCTCTCCCCCTGGTTCTGGGAAAGCGATTCCCTCTTGCCACGGAATATCAAGAATATCCAGCAATTCAGTAAACGCAACTCTGGTATTGAGTACCCCGGTCTTGTCATTTTGCAGTAGGGTGATGACAATGTTATACATTTTTTCCATCAAAGCTTCCGGAAATGCCGATACCTTGATCTTACAGGGCGGGGCATTGGCCCCAAAATTGTCTTCAACCAACTGAGGTACCAACCACGTGTTACAGGCATCGATAAAACGATCCAATTCACCTTTCGCGAATTCGAGCATCATTTCCGCGTGAATTTCCGCCTGATTGTAGGATCCCACGGCGGCCATGTTCTGAGTGACGGTGCGCTCAGGCACAATTAGCCCTCTTAGGATCATAACGTGCAACTCTTCAATTGCGCGAGTGAAAATCTCTTGGCCCCGATTGCCAAACTCCATTTCCCGGAAGCCCCATTTTTGGTTACCGCGTTCATCAACCTCATATGGGAAAACAACGATCAAATTTTCGAGAGCAGATTTCAGGATTTCGCCAGCATAAGTAACCTGATCAACCTCTTCGCCATCCGTGTTTTCGGTCACCCCAACCGGGGCATGGCCCACGATGGGAGGGATAGTACGGAAACGTAGATAGTCGACCCGAAGAGCCTCTAACAACTCGGAGTAATACCAGTATGCGTAAATATCATCTGTTTCCGGCTCTCCCCATAATCCGGAATATAAATATTTATTGACCAGCATAAACGCTTTCCACGGCTCGACAAGTCGATCTTGTTTATCCCCTGGACGCTTAAACTGTTCAAATCCGGCAAAATCATCCTCTTCGTCAATGTGCATTTTTTCGACTGTTTTCGGATGAACAAACTTGATCTTCTTGTAAACCGAAGCATCGCCATTGTAAGCGGTTTTTTCAATCCCCTCTTCATCAGTATAATTCACCTTTACCGGCTTGGTTTCCCATACCTTTTCGTGGGGTGCCACGCCATAGATATAGCTTGGCACAATTGATGTGTTGCCTACCTTATGGAGCCATTCTTTGACAAAAACCGCTTTAACGAATTCGGCAATGTTACGATCCTCACACTCAACCCGGGCTTGCTTGAGCGCGGCCAACACCGGAGCCGCCCTGACAATCAATCCCAGTTTTACGATGGGATGATGTCTCATTAGCTCCATATCATCAAAGCTAATGCGCCCCTTACGCATCTCACCCATTCGCATCACGGCGGCCTGAAAATTGCTACCCTGAATCCGATAGGTGATCTGCTTACCAACCGGCTTAGGACCGGGGCGCGCAAGCGATATCGCCCTTTGCAAGAAATTTAGTTTGGGCTTCTTTCTATACCTCTTAGGCATCGTCATTTCTGCCATATGGCCCGACACGTCTAATCTTCTTAGCTCTTTGTTTGTGATCATTTTTCGATAGCCTCTTCATAATAGATAGATGCGCCAAAGGAGCACCCATCACCCTATTTCTAATATGTGTAACGGTAGATCTTGGTAGCATTTTATTACTAATCCCAATCATGGCGGCATGTTCCCTTTGCTGTCGATCCAAAAATACCATATCCTCAAGAGGCGGCAATACTCCCAACCGCTCTAGCTCAGGACGAATCCGCTCATAAGAGAACCATAAGGCCATGGTTAAGTCTGAGGTATCATGCTTACCCCAAAAATGCAACTCTTCTACCAATATATCTGTTAGCTTTTCCGAATCTCTGTTACCCCGCGGCACCCTAAACCGGCCTTGCTCAAAATGAACATCCATTGCCGGTACCCCAATATCCGGTTTAGATCTTACGCCCCCGGTAGTTAGCCATGGTACCGCAGGGATAAACTTGGACTCTTCCCCTAACCCTTCCAGAAGTGCTTTTTGATATGAGTTGGTTTCTACTACCACAAAATTCGGATTCCAAAACTGACTTTTCTGGAGCACTATTCGTTTCTGATTAGGAAAACTGAATTTCCCTCTGACTATATCAGCGATAATCAATCGCCCCTTCATATCCAATCCCAGAACAACTAATCCAAAATATTTGCTTTCAGCCGTTTCCCCTATGGCTGGATCAACCCCTATAGTTATATATCGCAACCAACGACGCTTGTCGATTTTCGGTCCCATCCCCAGAACTAAACTTGGATCAAAACACCCTGGATAATATAGACCTGTTTTTTCATCTACTCCACCTTTGAACCAAAGCATGGGGAATACCGAATCTTCATCAGAAATAATCATATTTCGATAGTTTCTATTGAATTTGGTTTTACCCATCTTGGCCCGTTGGCGCATCAGGCCATTCCATGACCAGCGTTCCGGCCACAAAACTTCCTGAGAAACCTCATTAATTATCGCATCACCAATAAAGACCTTGTACAATCCTTCTTCTTTGGATAATTCAATGATCTTGGCATAAAAATCACCCGACCGGTATCGGGTGCCAGTGATAATTTCTTGCCCATCGGCTAACAGAATCGGTTGCACGTCATTAACATACCAACTTTCCAAACGTTCTGATTCTGCTACCGAAGAGGCTATCTTGTCATTAAGCAAGTCATCCACTACCAACCGCGACACACGGCGAGAGAGGACGTTGGTCAACGATCCAGCTACAGCCACAGTAGGATCTTTGATGGAAAAATTTGTGCGATTGACCGTAATCGAATATTGACTCCAATCCTGGTCGACCAATCTTTCTTCTGCGGGCAGATCCATTGGATTAAAAGTGCCAAACCCCGCCAAAATGCGGGGGTTGACGGTCAATTGTGATTTGATCTGGGAAAGAATTAGCTTGGCTACATCGGTAGTGGCAAAAACGATAAAATAAGTCACATTGCGATCACAACATATTTCCCACACCGGCTTAATGATACTATGCAACGTTGTTTTGGCATGATCACGGGGGCTTAAATTAAGATAAGCCGATTCCCTCACCATCCACCAATACCAATCATCATGAAATGGGGGGCGATCTAAATCGGGTTTTATAAATTCGTCAACAAAATAGGTGATAGATTCAAAATGAAACTTGGCCCGTTCATCAGACCAAGCCGGGTATTCAAGTCCAGCGTCATAAAGGGCTTTTACCGCTTCAGCCTTTTCTTGATACCATTTCTCTTCATCGACGGTTAAAATTTTCTCGTCAATGGGAAGTAATTGGACATCCTCAACCAATGTGGTCATTTGATTGTTTTAAGCCCCTGGCCGCCAACCTTGACAAAGATTATGCGGGGATACAAAGCTTGTTTTGTCGCGGCCGTAATGGAGCCGTAATCACCGTTATCCCAACACCGGTCCTCAATCGCATAGCCCTTGACCAATACGCCAACCTCTTGATCAGCTTCGGTTGCATCTACATCATGCAAAATAACCCCCAAAGGACCAAAATTATATGCCGTATAGTTAGGAACAACTTTTTGAGTAGTCGGATCCAGGGCGACTATTGACCCCAAAGGCTGGACTTTCCTGGTTTGCCAGTAGTCGCCGGTAAGTTCATAAGTGTGGACATATGTCCTATCCAGGGTATAAGTAGAAACCACCTTGCCGCGATGAGTGGCAAGTACCTTACTGGGGCGATCCTTTTTCGCTGTCAGAGTCCATTTTTTCACCATCTACAATCATTCCCCCGGCCCTTAGCTCATCGATCATCACGGAAGCTTCTCGAAATTTTGCCATAACACTTGGAACGTCTTCAGGCGGAACATTTTTTAACACATCCTCCATTGACGGCAAAATCCTATCGCTTTCTTGCAAATCGGCATTCACCCGAAATTGCTGCAAGGCTTTGGGGAATCCCGCTCTGTCTAAAATGGCTTCCGCGGCCCGAACGCGAGCCGTAGCCGTTTTGCTGTCTTCTTTTTCATCTTGCATCACTTCATCCAGGGTAGTCATAGCCTGAGTCGACAACAACATTAACCGGATCCTGGCCGTAGCCATATATTCCGCCAATGCTGCCTTAACCGCATTTGCCCCAACCTCTGACCGCATCAACTCTTCTACTTCACTGGCCTGAGATTCCATCAACCCGGCCACAAAACCAAATTGATGATCGACAAGTAGATTGAGCGCGCTAGGGTCTACTTCATCTATACTACCCGGGAGTCGTTTACCATTAAGCCTGTTATCCATATAGCTATAGTATCATACTTATGTAGCTAAATCAAGCCTGATATTATAGTGTAATAAAAAAAGCCCCCAAATGGGGGCTTGCGGCAAGATGACTATTGACTATCCCAAATTGCTTATGTAAAAAACTCTATCAAAGCATAGCCCAAAGACCAAAAAAACCCAATCCCGAAAACACAACCCACGGGAGTCAGAGACTCCATACCAATTTGGGCAATAAGCATCAGGATAAAAAAGATAACCGCAAATTGTACTCCAGACATAGCCCTCTCCCGTTTTAGTTTGGCATCATTCTCTTTCAATCTACGCCTCAACTCATCGTCATTCATCGCCTAACTCTCCCGGATCGTCTAGTGACATTCGGCTTCTGTTCATCCCCAGATACGATGTCACGGTTATTTTATTCCAAGACCCGATACACCCAAGCCCTATATTCAATACTCTTTTTCTCCGAAGAGGGTCATCGGATACTGGATCTGGCCTATGCTCAAGAGCAAGGTCAAAACTGAAAATCAATACTTGCTGATGGTGCAGGATGCTTGTAATCGACAATATAATCGAAGCAAATTTCACCGGATCCGCAATGTCCTCTATATTTAGCGATACTCCATCCGTTATCGGTACATCCCTGGACACCCATTCAATGGGAATGTCAAATCGAAATTGATGTAGCTCGTTTAATATCCCCTCATAGCCATCTTCTACCATTTTCCAAATTTCGTGATGTTCTGGCTCAGTCATTTTGGTTATTCCCCACAACATGCATTGGAGTCATGCAAAAAATAAACCCAACATCTTCTCCCGGCCTCATAGCAATAATGCTATCGGCGTCTTTCGCTTCGACAAGGACCTCATCACCCGGGATAACGGCTACCCCCTGAATAAAATAGTTGATATTTGCTCCAAAGAAAATTGGATCGCCCTTAAGGGAACATTGCACGTCGCCGGAATAGTCGCCCAATTCCGCAGATCGCGTTTGAATTAATAGCGTATCTTCCCCGACCTTTACCTCAACCATACTGGTTTCAGAGCAAAACAATCTAGCCGTATTCAGCTTGCGGAGCAATTCTACCTTATCAACCCTAATCGATGTGAGACTCGATTCCGGGATAAAAACAGTTAAATCGGGGTACTTTGCTTCCAGGGTTGAACTACGCAACCAAACAACCTGATCGAAAACAAAAATGACATCTTTGCCGACAAACCTGATCCCAACATTTTTGCTTTTTGAGGCAAGTTGAGTAATTCGACTAATGCTTTGAACAGGGATTACTGCTTCACACGACGACATACCCGGAGCCGCCATAGTCTGAATTGAAGCCTTAAACCCATTAGCCCCCTGCAAAAACAATTTCCCCTCAGTCTCATCATTCAATCGCATATTGACTGAAGCAAGCCACTCTCGTCCAGAATCGTCGCCACTCGATACAACGACCCGAGCAATCGCTTCGGCTAATTGTTCTCCCTCAAAAGTGATGTCATAGTCACTATCTCCATATGTCACATCCGGAAATAACCCAGGATCTAGCCCCTTGATAGACCCATTCTGTTCCCCGCTTTCCCATTTCATGGTAAGATTAGATGGATTGAGATTCATTTCAATCGCCCCATTAAGCCCACCTATCAGACCACTAAGTAGCTTATAGGGTAAAACTATCGCCCCATCCTCACCCTGGCATTTTAGCAGCGTAGTAATGTCTTTTTCCAGATCACTTGCCGAAAGTCTCAATACATTTTCGGAAACTTCCAGCAATACCCCGGACAAAACAGGAATAGTAGTGGCACCGGCCACGGCTGCCCCAACTACGTCAAGCCCCGCTTTCAAGTCGCCAGTATTGATAATTAATTTCATTTTGGAATTCTCCTTTTCTTTTCCATAGATTTAATCATTTGTTTAACCTGATTAACCATATACTGCGGCCGCGAAAAGCAATCCGCGGCCGGAAAGAACACCACTACCCAACCGGCCTTAATCAAGATCTCCCTGGCCCTCTCCCAGTCATCTACAATCTTATACCAATTTTCGGCAATCTCTTCTGACATATCGCCGCCGTGGTATTTTTTTCCCTGAATCTCAATGATTAGGCCAAGGGGCATCTTGTCAGCCCAAACAGAGAAGTCCGCAATATAAGGGCGGATCTTACGTTGGGGAATCAATCCGGGAATTTGATATTTAGCTACATCCCAGAATCTTCGCTCAGATTCCCATTTAACTAATTCGTCATATGGGTTTTCGCCAGACATAAAACGAAAGAAAGTTTTAATTGTTGATAACAAGTTTCCCCCATTACAAGCCCTAATAATCGATATGAGCAAATCGCCCATATTGAGTATCCTCTTCGGGCGGATCCGATTCTACTTGCTCATCGTTTAACCTTGATAACTCCCTGATGATCAAACTACCAGCCTTTAGCAATTGGACTCCCTCTGTGTGCGCTTCTTCATTCTTCCATCTGGCCCAACCCCTATCCAAAAAAATCTTTCGCAGTTTCATGAAATTCTTTTGGCCGTAGCCAGAAGCAAGTGCGCCCTGCTCAGAAAAGGTGATTTCACCCATGACAACATATCGACTAAATTCCCTAAGCGAATCCAGGTCACCCGGCAAGTCGGCCAATTGCCTGCTAACCCCTGGCCCCGGTTGCGGAATGGTTACATTAACGGTTGGTTGAGGGGGCGGCCCCACGTACCCATCTTGATTGATATCACGCTTGGTAACCTCTTCTACCTTTTGAATAACATCCCTGTAGAACTCCCCGTTACCAATATACCGAAAAAAGGCCGCCACAAATCCGACCACAAACCCAAAAGAAACTTTTTCAAGAACATAGATTTTGTAACTTGGCGTAAAAATATCGAATAACCATGCCACGACAACTCCCCCAATAAAGAAAAATCCGCCATAAACAATCGCTTCAACCAGGGGAAGTCCAACCTGATTCGCTACTGTAGGTTCCAAATCCAGGGAACTTCTATACGCGCTAAAATTAGTCGGCAACTGTCGTATATTCTCGTTAACCTCTTCGGTAGTCGGCCCGGTCGATGACATTCCATAAGTAGGCGTTCTGGCCGTCATTGGTGGCGCGGCCGCCGCATCGGAAAAAATGTTTTTCTTGGTCATCTGCATGATTCCCATTTTAGGCTTGGACGGCGAACCTTTTTGCCGAAAAAACCCACTCCGGGGCTTTCTAACCTCAATCCCCAAAATAATTATTCGGTTACAATGTGGGCAAACCACCCTTGCATCTTTAGCCATCTGTCAACGCGTAATGTTCTGCTATCTAATTTCACAATTTTATCGGGGCACCTGGAAATACGTGGAAAATATGCTTGATCGCAAATTTCTCATCAACGCCCGCCGCTTAATACGCTGCTTAAGAGTTTCGTAATTCCGGTTATACCACGCCCAAGCTTGAGTGCGCTCTTGTCTGTCAAACTCGGCATGTTCAAGAGCGCGCTTAAAGGCGACTCGCCGCCCGTAATCCCGGTCATCAATCGGATCATCGGGATTTTTAACAGTCACCCCATAACCAATCGCTCCTTCGGGATCCGTAAATATCTGGCATTCGGTTTGGGGTGTTGATTCGAGATCACCATTTCTATTTTCTCTCCCCTGGTAAACAAATTCCCGATAAAACTTAACCTCATACTCTTTACCATTGATCAACATAGTCATTCTCCTTTGTGAGATACTACAGGCACCAAACAATAAAGTTCTCCATCGACCCACTTAGCATGATATGCTTCATTCATCCTCTGGCATTGCTCTTCCGCCGACTGAAGTTGCGGCCAATGCCGAAAGGAATAATTGAACTGGATAAAAACACCAATCAGGGCCAAAAGCACGATAAACGCCCAAAAACCAACCGACATCCACTTAAATGTTTGATCATAGGTCATGGTATTATCTCTCCAGGTACCGGCGTTACATCGACCGGAGTAAAGCAAAAATACTGATCTTGAGTCTCCTTGACATATGGGTAGCCATGCTGGAAACACCACAATTCAGCCGCTTCCATTTTTTCATCATTGCTCTTCGCGGCTAAAATTTCGAAGAAGACCGCAAGCACGATAAAAATCAGAGATATCACAAAAAAATTTAGCCCAAATTTCATCTTATTCTCCCAATATCACTTCCATATTTTCCCTGGTTGCCTTAGAAACCGGAGCGAGTCTAGCCGGTTCGCGGCTAAACAAATCAGCTAACCGCCGCTCGCTTCGATGCTCAATGGGGAATAATCCCCGGATCACCATAACTGCGGTCAACGCATCGCTTATCTTTTGCCCTATCGCCAAAACAGGCTTGGCGTTGGCTCCGTAATTCTTGCTAAACCGAAGGCTTTCCGCGCTTGTTTTGTAGCCGTGCAAAACTCTTTGCAACTTGGCGGCATGTTCCACATACTGCCTAGACCACTCAACCGCTTGCCCAAGCAATTCAGCCATATTTTCCGCTATTTGAATGCGATATGTGTTTGTCCACAAGTGAGGACTATCCAAATAGCCCGCCGCGATGGGATCCCTTGGCTTTAACTGACCGCGAATCTTTGCCAATTCGAGAGCATCAATTGGATCTGCGGAAATTATTTCAAGTGCCCGCTCATACAGGTCATACAATGCCCGCAACCCGGCCGCGAAGCTAAGTAAAGCGTAAATGCCATCCAACAATACCGCCGATTCCCGCTCGATATCTCTTAAATTAGCATCTACCCGCTTTAACTCCCGATCAATGCTTTTCGTGGCTCTCTCTACTTTCTTTGCGTTAGGCTCCATTCCTGGCGGTAGATCTGGCTTCTCGAATAATCCATCAATCCATTTGGCAATCCACTTTGCTCCGGCGATCAGCCCCGCCGCTATTAGCCCCATCGCAATCAACCCCACCACTACTAACCCAACAACTTTTAACAGATTCGCCAATTGGCTATCTGGCATGCTTATCTCACGTGATGGCATCGGAGTAGGCACTACCGTAGCCGTGGGTGCCTCTGAGAAAGAAAAATCGCCCTCTGGTACCGCGCACCCGGTTGTAAAGAAAAGCAAGGCCAGCGAAACAAAAAACAAGATCGAACTAATTATTACACTATAATAATTTGTTTTCATCACCAATCGCCCCTATTCATCTCCGCCAAAAAGCAACGACTCGGCCCGACTCATCCAAACTTTTTCCGATGTATGCCATTGGTCATCCATGATTTTAATTGTTTTCAATAATTGATAAGCCTCTTCAATATAGTCCATCAGGGTTTCGATCACCTTTTCCTGCTGTTCGGCAACTTCGGTAAGACTCATTTCATCTGCGGAGCGGTTAGCAGTTCGCCGGGCAAACTCCGCCTGCTTTTCCACAAGTAAATCACCAAAAGTCTTGGCGATTGCCAAGAAAGCGGCCTCTTCCAGATTATTCATGGGATGTTGGGATTGCTGCCAAACAACCTTTTTGGCCGGGGAAGTTAAGTCAAGCGCGCCCCTGGTATGGGGATTATCTTCGTGACCCCGGTTGTACATCTCAAGAGCAAAATCAACAATTTCATAAAAAAGCGGAGTTTGGGTATCGAAGGTTCGCCACTTTTCGGTAACCAACTTTTCTACTTCTTTCGTGGTTATCATCTCAAATTCTCCTTGTAGTTCAAATAATCCAGTACAATATTCTCTAATTCCGCAAGCCTGTTTGATTGTTGGTACAGCCCAACTTTAATCGACGCTTTCTTCAAATCTATTATCCGACAATGCACGTCTTCAAGATTTTCCCTAAGCCGCCTGTTTTCATTAAGCAAATCCGGCAAATAGCCTAAAGTTAAGGCATAATGCCGGATAGCGTTTCTCACCATTTCAGACTGGGAAGCGTCCTCTTGTTCACACATATATAAAAACAACTGCTCTTCCCAATCGTTTACCCTGGCTCTCCCCTTTTCCATTGGAGTTGGAACAAACTTCTTTTTGTCCATGGTTCTCCCTTCGGCAAAAACCGAACACACGTTCTCATTATATCATAACCCTAACGAGTGTCAAGTTTGGTTTTCGAAATAACCATCAATCAGTTCCTTGATCTGGAGCAGCACCTTTTCACAATCATCCGATGGTTCGGGGAGTGGCGGCAATGGGGGATCAGGCTCTTCACCCGCTTCTGCCAGCATCCACACCACATAAAAGCTATGGTGGCCCACGGTATTCCCCCCAGATTCATCGGCATGGCGAGTATGGACATTGCCAATAGTATCACTACATTCATTGTCGTCTGTAACCCAAGCCGAAACAGTTTGATTAATCCAGACAGACAAATTGCCCCCCGGCTCATTTTGAGGTTTGTCCAATCTTACAGGCGGAGCCGCCTCATCTGGCCGCCGCCCTTCCCAGGTCCAATCAACCTCAAAGAATGGCTCAACTCGACCCCCGGCCGCGTCCAATACATCCATAAACAGGTTATGTTTGCCAACATTCTCTTCGGGTGTTAGATGGTGAAGCCCAATGATCTTCCAATAGAACTCGCCCTCTTCCGGACGACATGGCTCAATCGCTACTCCATACTCAATC